GCCGCTTGGAATCTTTTTAAGTCCTTCCTCATTGATGGTATCCTCGCATTTGAAATCATCTACGAATATACCACGGAGAATGGCATAATGAAGGCTACGGGTATAGCAGGCTTCAAACAACTTGACCCAACTACCCTATACACCAAGATTAAGAAGGTAGAAGGCGTAGGGGACGTTAAGGTGTGGATACAAGAAACGTCAGGAGGGGCTATTGAAATCCCTGACTCTAATATCATCTACATATCGTATTCAGGTAAGTACAACAACTTGAATGTATCCTACCTTGAACGCCTTTCAAGGTCGTACAACATCCTCAACCAGCTTGAAGGGTCTCGTGTCATTTGGAACTTGATGAATGCTCAGAAGCGTACGAAGATTGTCATACCAATGGGTTCTATGCCACCACAGAAGATGCTCACGGAGCTTGCTAAGTTTGAGGGATTATACAAGGAAGACATAAGCGTTGACTCGCTGAGTGGTGAAGTAAACTACAATGGCAGAGCGAAGTTCCCATTTGCAAAGACGATGGTATTCCCCTCTAACGCACAAGGGACAACGGACGTGTCTTCCATCGGTGATGACGGGTACGATATGAACTCAACCCAAACGCTTGAATACTTTTGGGATAGGTTCATCCAAGATACGCAGATACCTCGTAACCGATTCCCTAACTCAGTAGGTAAGGGGATGGCGAACCCCTATGATGTCAGCTCATCAATCACGCACGAAGAGCATAACTTCCACCGATTCATCAACCGACTTAGGGTCATATTCAAGGAGATACTTATCAAGCCCACTTGGATTCAGTTTGCTCTTATGCACCCTGAGTACGCAAAGCACGTCAAGCTCAAAGCCGCAACGACCATTGAGTTCATTGACGAGAACATCTTCGTAGATATGAAGGAGAGCGAAAGGCTCAAGAATGCTTCTGAGTATATCAACTCCCTCCTTACCATCCAAGAGGAGAACGATTCATCTTACATACCTGCCAGCTTTGCAATAAGCAAGTTCCTCAACCTATCAGCTGATGATATGATTGAGCTTAACGCCGCAAGAGAAGCAAGAAAGAAGCATCAGGAGAAGATGAAGGAAGAAGGCGAAGCACAAAACGGAGGTGGATTTGGTCAGATGGATTCCTTCGGTGGCGGTATCGCAGACTTTGACAACGGAGGTGGATTTGATATTGGAGGCTCAGGAGGAGACTTAGGCGGGGGCGACTTCGGTGGCGCACCCGATACGGGTGGAGACCTCGGAGGAGCTGATACGGGAGCAGATACAGCAGGTGAACCTGCACTATAAACGACTATGGCAAACAAGAAGTATAAAGTAACCATCAAGGAAAGTCCAAAGAGCAAACCGCTCTTTGAGGCTGATGATACAGCAGGGCACGGCAATATACCTATCACCGATGTAGACCTACAACAAAAGGTGTCTGCAATAGATACGAGAGTAGCCCAAGCCCGTAAGACATACAACAACGAAGTGCTCAAAGCAAATAACGAACTTGAACTAATCCGAAAGGAGCAGGTCAAGAGAAACGAAGAAAAAGCACGTAACGCAGAAAAAAAATCTGACGAAGAATCAGACAACAAAAGTCCTGAGACAAAGGACGTTGAGAACCCTAACGTAGGCGGTTCGTCACAACCAGCAGGAGAAAATTCTTCCAAAGATTTGGAGGATTAAAAAATCCTTCCTACATTTGCAATGTGAACGAACAATTATGTATATAAAATGATTTTTATCGTACTATAATAATAGTGGATATACAATCGTAATGTTAGTGTAGTTACGAGTATAAGTACATAAGATGTACCTCACAACGATATGTTAAGGAAGTATGCAGACAAAGGAATCATCAAAGAAGTCAGGATGTCAGAGACATGAAAATGTCTCTCTGACGATGACTCGTTCCTTGAAACGAGATGGGAGGGCTCATTGTTCACCACTCTCTCCTGCTACTACAGAATGTCAAGGTGAACCTCTTCCAACGAAGAAGAAATCATCCAAGGAATTGGTTCAGCTCACAACCGCAAACAATCAATTCTACGATGACACCTGCAAGGAGATAAGTCCGCTCTTATTGTCTCCCACCGAGATAGACTCTGCCGTTTCGGATTTGAGCTGTTTGACCAGCTCTTCCCGTGGAGAGGAGGTTAAGTCTTGGTTCTCAATAAATCAGAGGATAGTCCATAGTGTGAAGTCACGGAAAATTTGCTCTCAATACTTCAAGCCTTCTCGTGAAGAATGCACGGACTTATCTGTCACGCAAATCAAAACGAGAAAGATACGCATCTATCCAACGAAGGAACAGAGGACGATACTCCGTAGGTGGTTTGGAGTGCAAAGGCTGGTATATAACCAAGCTATCCAGCACTACAACGACAAGGAGTTTGAAGTTAGACATTGGATGAAGTTGTACGCTATCGTTTTCTCAGAACTTGATATGGACTATGTTAAGGAAGTGCCATACGCCATCAGGTTGAATGCAGTCAAGGATGCTTACACTTCGTGGAGCACAAACTGCAAGAAGGCTAAGAAGAGCGGAACTCCATTCTCCTTGAAATTCAAAAGCAGGAAAGATAAAGTTCAGTCATGCTATATTAAAAAGACTTCCATTTCGACTCTTGGTATATATCACACCAAGTCAGGTCGGATGAAATTCTCAGAGACCGATTGGTTTGCCAACTCCGAGATTTCGGACTGCCGACTTATATGTGACCATGGTAGATGGTTCGTTTCTATTCCGAGGAAAATCACTACGCAAAGCACCTCCGAGACCCAAGGCGGTGCAGTTGCAGTAGACCCAGGGATACGAAACTTTGGAACATACTTCTCTACTGATGGTCGCTTCGGATGGGTCGGACAAAGAGCGTTTGAAAGAATACTGAAGCTCAACATACGAATAGACAAGATGAGGTCTATCATCGCAACGACAGAGGATAAGCTGTACAAGTTTAGGCTAAAAAGAGTTGTGGATAGATTGTATCACAAGATACGAGACCTCGTGGATGAATTGCATTGGAAATTCATGAACTTCTTAACCAAGGAGTTCTCCGTTGTAATCTTCCCGCCATTCAATGTTTCCGATATGGTTAAAAAATCAGGTCGGAAAATCCGCAAGGTTGTTGTCAGGTCTATGATGGCGTTGAGGTTTTATGAGTTCAAGGAACGCTTGAAGAACAAATGTAAAGAACGTCACGTCCTCTTCATTGAGCAGAACGAGGCTTGGACATCCAAGACCAATTCGTTCAACGGAGAGGTGATGGAAAATCTTGGAGGTAGAGAGTCCTTCAACTACCAAGGTTTGAGAATCAATCGTGATGTTAATGGGTCTCGCAACATTCTGTTGCGAGCAATGAGGGATAGCTCCGCCAACAGCTGAAATGCTGTTGGATGTTTTGTGACATGCTAACACTCTTAGGAGTATTAGAAGTTGTCAGCGAAAATCTATCAAGAGTTCTTTGACATTGTTAGCAATTCAACAGAGGCTGAGAACCTCTGAAAAGAAATTTTCATCAAGATTTGGTGGATTGGAAAACTCTCCCTACCTTTGTGGTGTGTGGGACAACAAACCCACCTCGTTCTTTGACATTTTGACAAACAACAAAAAGTAGGTATCCGTAATGCCGAATTTACGCTTGTGGACTATCCTCCTATGGATGACTGATTGTAGAAATACAATGTACTAAAAAGTAGTGGTAGGTTGAAGCAAGAAGTGAGAATTACATAAATCTTAAGTTTGTGTAGATTTTCACATACGTTTTTGACATTCTTGATGAAAAGAATGAAGAAATGCTACCGAAAGGAGTCGGGGAAGTTCCGACACCTACCCACGTGATAGGGTGGTGTGACAAGCACGTTCGGTAGTTTCTGATATGGATGTAGCGTAGTTGGTAGCGTACCGCATTTGGGATGCGGGGGTCGCAGGTTCGAGTCCTGCCATCCATACTAACCATTTTTCTCTGTTTTAATTCGGCTTGGACTTGTAGCTCAAAGGTAGAGCACTTGGCTGTTAACCAAGGGGTTCTTGGTTCGAAACCAAGCGAGTCCGCAATTTGCAATGTAGTAGGTTTGTAGCTCAATGGTAGAGTCCTTGGAGAACCGAGGGGGGTCTCAGTTCGAGTCTGAGTAAGCCTACCAATCTTCCGAAGTGATGGAATTGGCATACATACTGCACTTAGGATGCAGGTTTTGCGAGTTCAAATCTCACCTTCGGAACTTTGTTTAAGTCCATAGTTGCTTAATGGTTTATGTGTTGCTCCGCAAGTCGCTTATAAGATAAAGCACCGATAAGTCGGTAACGACAAATCGGGAAGCAGGTTCATTACC